CGGCTATGACGGTGAAGTGAACAAAGCCTTACTGCAACATTTAGAAGTAGCGGCTACAGGTAAAAAACCTGTAGCCGCTGAAAAAGCAAAAGGACAGACAGCATGAGCTTTGCCCAGGCAATAGATGTCCTTTTCACTAACCCCATTATCTCACAGGCTGCTACCTACACACCAGTAGGCGGCAGTGCTGTGAGTGTACGGGTGGTGAAGGCTTCGCCTAAGCAGCAGGAGGTTTCCATATTCCAGACGCACGCTTCCGTTACCCCCTATCTTTATGATGTGCGGGTATCGGAGGTAGCATCCCCGAAGGATGGGGATGTACTGGTGGTGGGGGATAGTACGTTTTCTGTCCGCAGTTATACGAAGGATGAAGAGCAGTTGGTGTGGCAGATGAATTTAGATAAGGCATAAGAATATGACACTTTCAATTCGTGAACAAATACTCTCCGCATTTCTAACCAAGCTCTCTGCTATTACGGGCATTGCTGGCCTGACGGTGGAGCGTAACCGTGCTGCAGCGGTGCAGGAGTTCCCTAAGCTGGTGATGCGGGATGGCGGGCATGAGGTGACAGAAGAAAACACCGGCATGATGCATTATCGCATGATGGTGGATGTGGAGGGGTATGTGTTATCGAGTGCGGATAGCAATCTGGGGGCAGATATCAACGCCCTTTATAGCGCAACACTCACGGCAGCACTAGCCGATAGAACGCTTGGCGATCTTGCAGGCGATCTTACCGAAACCAGCATGGATATTGAACTTGACCGACTAGAGGGCAACGCCCCTTGTGCTGCGTTTAACCTTGGCTTTGCTATTGATTTTTACACAACCCCAGGCAATCCAACTAGCCTGGCACCTTAAGGAGAAAGAATGATGGATACACCCAGTCACCGCATAAAGATGTCAGAACCCGTGAAAGCAATCACAGCTTACACAGAAATGCCTGTGCCGTTGCAGCAGGAAAAGCCTGTGAAGAAACCCGTAGAACCTAAAAAAGAGGATAAATAATCATGGCGATATTACGCAGTAGAAAAGCGGTTTTACTTGCAGGAATAGAAGATGTGGAAGGCGTTGCCGAAACACTTTCTGCCAGCACCGATGCGGTATTGGTGGAAAACCTCAAGCTCAACATTAACGGCAATATTATCAGCACTAATGAGGTATCTAATTCACTTGATGGGTTTGGCGATATTATCGGCGGCATTAAAATAGATGTGTCTTTTGATGTGTTGTTAAAAGGCAGTGGTGCGGCGGGAACGCCACCGGAATCGGGCAAATTATTGAAAGCATGCGGCTGGGCGGAAGTTATTACTGCTACGGCTGTGCCTGCTTCTGCGGAAGCCTGTGCTGCGGGCGGCACTACTACCAGTGCAGTGCTTGGTACTTCTGCCTCTGCTACAGCGCAAGTCTATCGTGGCATGCCGGTTAATTTAAGCACCGGCGTATCTGGCCTTGCTTTCATTACCGATTATACCACCGGCAAAGTGGCAACAGTAACGGATACGCTTGGTGGCTCTCCTGATGCCGGTACTAATTATCAGATTCCTGTGAACGTGGTGTATAAACCTGCATCAGATGCTATCCCCTCCTTAACCTTTGATGTGTACATGGATGGACAGCTTTACACGATTGCAGGAGCAAGGGGCAATATGAAGTTTGGTATTACCTCTAGTGGCATTGGTAAGATGAGCTTTGACTTTAAGGGGATGTTTATCTCTAAAACGGATGCCACCCTCCCGATCCCTACCTATGACAGCAGCCGTCCACCGGTTTATAAAGTGTCTACCGTGCTGATGGATAGGAAGGTAGCAGCAATCAATAGCTTTAATTTTGATATGGGGAACACGCTGACACAGCCGGAAAACCCCAATGCACAGGAAGGCTATGACCCTACTGAAATTACTGGCCGTAAAATGACGGGCAGCATGGACCCGAAAGAAACGCTGGTGGCAACCCGTGATATTATGGCAGATTTCCGTGCAGGGACTAAGCGTATCCTGCATAGCCGCTATGGCACAGCCACAGGCAATAAGGTGGCCATTACCATCCCGCAGGCTCTCTATAAAGGGCAAACCCCCGGAGATCGTGAAGGTATGATGACCGTAGATGTGCCGTTTGAGGCAGTTGGTCAGGATGCTGGTGCATTTATTTGTTTTTATTAAGAGAGAGAAAATATGTCATTACCGCTTACCAAAAAAGATTTAATCCGTTTTACCCCTGAACGTGAGAATGCCCCCACCTATTTGATCGGGGTGCCGAGCATTGCCGGACGTGCGGCATTTAACCGCAGGCTGGATGAGGAAGGCATTAGTTTTATCAATGATAGCGACCTGCTGGATATTGTCCGTGCAGGCGTGCGGGAAGTAGTAGCAGAGAGCCAGCAGGAAGAGATTCTTGCGCTGATTGATGAGTTTGAAAGCACCAAGACAGCAGAGCTTGCCATACAGGTTGCAGATATTGAGAAACAACTGCGTCGGGTTTACCCGCCTTATACAGAAGCAGTGGCCGCACGAAGCTATCACATGACGATCATGCCGGTGATTGCTGCTAAGTGCTTCCTGCGTGGCATTGAGAATGGCGTAGCATTTAAGGCACAAAGCGGGGTGGTAACGGACGAGTGTCTGGAGCAGATAGCTGCTGAGGGGGATTTAGATAGCATTGGCTGGAAGGCGGTGGGGTTGTTTTCACCCAATGAGAGTCAAATAAAAAACTCCGACTCGCCGTTGCAGTCAACTGCAAACCCGGAGATTTTGACGGCGACAAACTAGCAATGGATGGCTCCTGCTGGGAGTTGTTCGGGGAGAAATATCATACCAACCCCCGCTTTCTACTGGGGCCGGGGGATGTGGATATGATCAATCTCTGGCGGTTGTTTCAGGGAGGTGGCATGGGAGGCGGGCATTTACCGGATTCCGGCGGGGTGATTGACCAACCGGCCATTATGATGGACGCATTTACAATTATGGATAAGGCAGAGAGGGAATTGAAGAATGCAACTGGGCGTGAAACTAGAAGGTGATTTTAAGCAGATGATGGTGGATAAGGGGCTTGCCGATGAAAAGGCCGCCACCAAAGCCATACGCCGTGCATCTACTGGCCTGAAGAACGAAGTGCGGGGGCAAATAAAATCTGCAGGGCTGGGGCAGCGTTTTGCTAATACCATCCGCTCTAAAATATACCCGGAAAGGCGGGATAGCATTAATGCCGCCGGATGGATTTATGCGTCTGCCAAATCATCCAAAGACCGCTTTTATACCAATGTGTTTGAAGAGGGTGCAACCATCCGGGCAGGAAGTGGCAAGTGGTTGGCCATGCCTATTAACGTAGGCTATGTAGGCAGTAAACGGGTGGGGATTAATGACCTGAAACGCCTTAATCTTGAATTCCGCCCAACCAACAGGCCGGGTGTTGCTTTGCTGGTGCAGCGTATTAAAGGCAAGCCGGATCAGCCAGTATTTTTATTGCTGAAGCAAGTGAGGATTCGGAAAAGGATTGATGCTATGGGCGCATCACAACGATGGTTTGATCGCATCCCTGATCTGCTTGCAGAAGAAATGGAAAAGGGAAGCAGATAGATGGCAGAAAATAACTTCACCACCCGCATGCAACTGAAAGATGGGAAGACCGTCAGTGATGGGTTGCTGAAAATTGGTGAAGATGGGCAAAGAGGGCTCGATAAAATTGTTAAATCAGCCGAGGCAGCTACAGGTGGGCTTATTGAAGCCGATCTTGCTGTAGCCCGTGCTGAAAAATCATTTACACGCACCACCAAAGCTACAGAAATCTATCAACAGGCCAGTGCACAGCTGGCAGAAAAACACAAACAGGGAAAGATCACCGCTGAACAATATCAAGGCACGATGGAGGCCTTAGATAAACGTTATAGGCAGGCAGCAACTACTGCAAAGCTTGCGGCGAATAGTCAGGATGCCACTACTAAAGCGGTGAACGAAGCAAGAGAGGCATATAAGAAAGCGCAGCAGAGCATGGAAACATATCGTGCTGCCAGCAAGAGCCTTGAGCAATCATATAAATCAGGAACTATTAGTGCTCAGGAATATAAAGGGGTAGTAGCGCAGCTTAACGGCGCGTTTGGGCAAGGGCAACGCTCTGCCTTTTCGTTTGGTAGCGCACTCCGCTTTACTGGTTCGGTAGTGGGGGTGACATCCCTGACTTATGCTGTAAAGAACCTTGTTGTGGAGATAGTGGATTCTGGCCGTGAGATGCAGAATCTGAATGCACGGCTTGTTGCTATTACGGGGGGAACGCAACAGGCAGGTGAAGCGATGGACTTCTTGCAGAATATGTCACAACGGCAATCGGTGGATCTTGTAGCACTGACGGATGCTTATGGACGGCTGCTTCCACCTGTTGAAGCGGGTATTATTTCCATGGGAGACATGCGGAATATCTTGCGCCTGACCAACGACAATATGAAGGCGTTTAGTTTATCAGCCTCTGACCAGCAGGGCTTGATGTATGGGCTATCGCAGGTGCTGGGTTCTGGCACCGTGACCATGGAAGATTTACGGCAGGTTACCGACAGGATGCCGGGGAGTTTTTCAGCCATTGAAACAGCCATGGGGCTGGCAAGTGGTGGCTTGAAAGAGTTGATATCGCAAGGAAACACCACAGCACAAGATATCTTGCCTGCATTGACTGCAGCATTAGGAAAGAATGCTGGTGCTGCAGAGAAAATGGGGGATACCTTTGATAATTCAATGGGTCGTATTACTAACTCCAGCCGTATTGCCTTTTCTAAATTTGCACAAGATGCAGGAGTTGTTTCTACCGTAACAACAGCGATTAATCTGCTAACCCACGCCCTTGATAGTTATACGAATTCATTTGCACGGTTTTCTAATGAACAATTATCGGACAAGGCTGCTTCTGTAGAGAAAGCCATTGCCAGACAAAAGCAGGAAATTGAAAAGCTGATTCAGGTGGGAGGGGAAAACCCTGCTACTGGAATAAAGAATAATATTACTATCCAGAAAAAGATACTGGATGACTTATTGGATACACAAGACAAGCTGACCAAGCAACTCAGCTTAAATGATCAGGCGGTATTTAATAATAATCAGGCAGTAAGTGGCAATAGCAAGGCCGTCAATGACAATAATACTGCCAATAAAGGGCTGTCAAAATCTGTTGATGAACTGATCAAGAA